CACCAGTGTCTTTGCTCCGCGAACAGTCTGTCTTTCATAGGCGAACACGAATAGTTAGTTGTGTACAACTATAACTAGAACATATGTTCTATATGAGGACAAAAGAATACCGCCACTATATTGTGACGGTATAATTTTTTAAAATTTTGAATTATATATAAAATCTAGTGCGGTGTCTTCTAAGAAATACTCAATGAAGTATGACACATCGCTGTTTTTCTCTTTTCTTCCTTCTGGTATATTATATAAATATACATCGCCATTTTCTGAAACCGCACATTTTGTTATAAAATCACCACCCTCTGACGAAAAGCCACCACCTCTATATGCCATTGTGAACCCTGTTCCACTTCCCTTTGCAGGTTTTACATAATCTGGTAAACTTCCAATTTTTGTATATAAGTTCGAACCGTTAGGTGCTGTAAATTTACCTGCTATTCTGATATGCACTGACCTAGTGCCATACATAATGTAACAACCTTCTGGTTGTACTGCAAAGGCGGGCGTTGCATTGAACATAGATTCTAATAACGAACCGTCAATTTTTTCTTTGTAGTCTCCTAAAGGTATAGGGCTTTTAGAAATAAAAATTTGTAAAAGCCATTGTGCCAGAATTTTTGAGTAGTTGCTTGTATAATGTAAATAGTTGTTTCCCGTTGCCGATGTTTCTACATAAAATTCTTTTCTTATAGCTTCTGTTTCTGTTGATATAATTGGTGCTGAACTGAATGCGTCAATAAAAGTCCAGCCATTTTGTGTTGCATATGAGCTGTATAATCTCCAATATGCAGTTTGAGGAATTTTCCATGTGTTACTGCCTAACCTTTTATTTTTATAGGTGCTCATTAAATAAATTTGACATTTCGGATTTAATGCGTTTACTTTTGTTTTAATTCCATTTAGAGAAGTTACAATACTAGATATTGGTGTTTGTGCTTTTATGTCATTAATACCGCACCAAATTAACAGTATATCCGGTATTACAGTACAAGTGTCAAATTTAGTTTTTTGTTGTTCCAATACATCACCACTTTTTGCAAAAGATGTTACTGTAATATTAGCATTTGCTACAATTTTTCTAAACTCTAATATCCATGAACTAGCTCGCGCTGTGTCACTTAAACTGTCACCCAGTACTACAATATTACTTCCTGAAATATTATCGAGAAAATTCAATGAACCGTATGTTTTTTCTATGAGATTTTCAAAAGTCCCGTCATTTTTCCATTCATTTAATTTTTCATTTGTGTCTTTTTTAACAATGTTTGGGATTTCTTTTATCTCATTTTCTATTTTTACGGATAGATTATTTACTTTTTCCGTAATTTCTTTTGTGAAATTAACAAAACCCTCCCCCACTTCTTTTACTTTCTGCAAAATCCAGTCAGCGTTTAATTCATGGAAATTAGTAAAAGGAAAGAAATCAAACATATTATACCTCCTTAATAAATTAATAAACAAAATCTTTCTTTAAAATCTGAAACAATTTTATTTGCAGTATTTAAGTATTTCATTTCAATCCATTTTATAAACGAATCTGCGTCTTTTGTTTTTTCTTCTGTTATGTTTTCTATAATATTGTCAGTTCCTTTTTCTGTAACGTTACTTGTATTATTAGTTCCTTGTACTCCATCATTACTTATTACATTAATATTTGAGGTGATAGGACTTGCACTGTTAAAACCTGCATTTTTCTTTTCTTCAGTAGTTCCATAATTAGTATCTATTGTTTCTTCTGTTATATTTTCAGTAGTTAAATTAGGTGTCCTTGTATAATCCCTTTTATATGTTTTACTTTCTCCCTTTAATGGGTCAATTTCTTTTTGTCGTGATTCTATCTTATAATAATATTCCCACATAGGTAACTGAAATGTTGACCACTTTTTCAATGCATCTGCAAAAACCGCAGGGTTTGCAATAAGCACTTCTAACTCATCACATTCATACAATAGAAAATCACAAAATAAATTTTTGTCAATTTCTGAGGGCAACTGTATATTATCTTTCAACAGGTTCTCGTCAAATGTTAATAGTCCTCGTAACGTCATTGTTAGACATGACATTATTATCCCTCCAATCTACTGAAATTTCTAAACCGAACATTTTATTAACTTTTTCAATGCTTTCTTTTAGGCATTCCAGCCACAACTCACATTTACTTTTTGCCTCAAAATTATTAGCTTCGGCTTCAGAAGTAATCATTCTTTCTTTTTTATCACTTCTCACGTTGTTAATTCCAACATCATTGTCAAATAATTCTTCCCACCTCCGCATAGTGTCCTGTAAATCATTTGCGATATAGTTTCCTTTTAAGTCACGTGAGAATGTGTTCCATGGTTCTATTTCACTACCGTCACTCATTCTATTTTTTAATTTTTCGTCATAAAAGACAGCGGTATTTCCGCTCATAATATCGTCCATTACTTTTTTAAGACTTTCCGCGCCATTTTTGTTTTTTGCGCTAAAAACATATGCAAGTTTACTATTTGCGATATTCACAAGTGCGCTTTCCGCTGACAGTGCCATATTATCGGCATAATATGATATAATGTCAGTGATACCCACCCAATCTGGCGTTAATCTTATTAATTCACACTGTAATCCGATTTGCGGTGTTAAAAATCCTTGTAAAAGCGGATTAACAATAACTGCGTGTGTTGGTTGATAATATATATTATATCCCTGTAATCCACATCCTTGACATATTACACCGAATTTATCAGTTTCCACAACTGAAATAAACCCCCATGTATAGAGCGTATACAGAAAATAGCTTTTTGACCATTCTTTTGGCAATTCCCACTTAAAGACGCTCATAGCTTTCTGTAATAAATATCTCTTAAAATATGACGTTAATGCTGTATTTTTACAATGTAATGTTGATGGTGACACCTGACCATAACAGGCATTAATCACGTCTGAACCGACAGGCGCACACAAATTTCCATTATACATTATTATCACCCCTTTAAATAAATGTCAGCCCATTTCTGTGCGTATTGATACCTCACAGGCTGTTTCCAAACCGCAGGTCTTAAATAATTTCTCGCAAAAGCATATACTAAATCTTCTAACAGATAACCTTTTGTGTTAAAAGCCCATTCCTTAAAACTGATAGGATATTCTGTCGTAGAATACCATTGTTTTTCAATTCCGAGTGATGCTTCGCCACTTGCTTCCTGATATTCCGCAAAGATAACTGCTAACTGTTTATTTCCGTCATACCAATCATCATGCTTACCGTATAGAACATCTAGTACAGCATATAAATCGGATGCCGGTGTCCATTGAACTAAACCACGTCCAGCTCCTGCCGATGTAGTACCACCGCCAACTTCAATCAATCCCGGATTTAGCGTACTTTCACCCTGCATATTTCCAAGCAATGCCATTACACTGTTCACATTCCACTGTAATTTTTGATAAAAGTAATCATACACCAAATCTGCATTCTGTTTCATTTCGGCTTCACTTAAATAACCTGCCGTAGTATCAGTTACTTTTGTAACCCAGTTCCCTGAGGGGGTGATAGGTTTACCACCTCCTCCGCCTTGTTTTTTTCCTATCACATACAGCGCTAGTGCAATGCTATTTTCGGGAAAATAACTACGCATAATATACACCACCTTCCAGAAAGTTTTTAACTTCGTCAATTTCTGATTCAAAAGCACCCATTAAAGGTGTTGCTCCATTTTCTACAACATAATATCCTTTTCCGAGCGTTTTGAAATTATTATTTGTACATAGTGGTCTGCCATTATCTGCTTTATCTTCGTCAGCAATTTCATGGCAGTCAACATAACATCTTAATGGGCTTGTCTGACCTATAGTAGAACCTTGTGTTCCTTTTGTAGTAATTTCTGGTGATAGCGTTTGAGATATTGCATTTCCTATTCCTACTCCCGCTCCAATGAAATTACCAGATAATCCAGAAGAAATAGCACCTAGCGCACTACTAAGAGAAGAAGCGTAATCTGTTTTAATATCTGAAACTGCTATATCGAAACCGACTTTCCCGTATACAGTTCCTAAAATTTCTGAAACATCACCTATATCAACACTTGCAATCCATTGAGAAAAACCCGTTCTAAAATCTACATAAATTGTATTATGAACTGTTTCCCCCTCTCTCACTTTAGAACCGTCAATTTCCATAAAACCAAAAGCCGGGGTATATAACCTGATACTTCTATATGGTTGACTGTTTAAAAAATTTCCTCTTGAAATTTGAGGGTGTGAAGCCGGCACAACGTCTGCGGTAAATTTTTCGTAATACTTACTTTCCAATTTTGTTAATCCTGTTGGTAACTTTAATCCCCACCAACCTATTGTTACTCCTTGCATATCCGTGCCACCAGTAACAGAAAATGGATACCACCTCACAGAAGTTATATATTGAGCCGGATTCATAACCATTTTTGCAATACCGTCTGAAATATCAGTACCGAAATCCATCCATTTAATATCTGAAAAAACTGCATTTGCAAACTTTTGAAATTGTGTTGGGGAAAATTTATAAAAATTAGAAATTCCTGTTTTATTGATAATTCCGACCACATATGAACCCACTTTGTCAAATGTTTGGTCTAGCTGCCAAAAATACCCTGCGTTTTGAATTTTTCTTGTGATTCTAGGGTACATCGGATATAAATTATCTCTTATACTTCCATTGCTTAATGTGCTTGATCTTACAATATAATAATTATAATTTTCTATAGTTTCTTTATAAGTTGCCAGAACATCAACTTTCAACTCTGCATACCATAACGCATTATCGTTTCTCCAATTTTTCACCCAGTAATACCGCTTGAAAGATGGAATATAACAATAGTTAAGATTAAAAGGTGTAGCTGTCATATCATTATATTGAATTATAAGAACTGGCTCAATAATACTTGTATTTTCTTTTACCGAACAATCAAAATCTCGTGACTGTGTGCTTTCTTCTGGTTTATAGGTGGAGTTTTTTCTTTTCGCAACATTATAAAATTTTACTTTAAAACTCATATTTTCTCCTATCTATAAAAGGGAGGTAAAACCTCCCTAAAATTAGTCAAGTAAAAAAACAAGACCGTTTTCTGTAAAATCATTGTAATATCTGTCGTTGAAATGCCACCAGATATTGCTGTAACCCCCTCTTGCATTGAATGGTGTAGGACTTGACCATTCTGCCACCGTATTAATTCCAATAGCCTCATCATCGAAAAGCACACCCATAATATTAGAGGTTGCTTTTTCTGCCGCCGGAGAAGTTGTCTGTCCGTTCGCAAGTAGGTATTTCGGCTTGTTGTTAATTCCCATAGGAGTTTCAATAGACTGCCAGAAATTAACTGCCTCATAATCAAGTAATTTCAGATACTCGTCATGGAAAACACCAGATAAAACTGATGTATCAATGTTAATCATATCTGGTGCAAAAAGGTATAATTTCTGTCTGTCTGTCGGTGTATGTCTCATAATGTTATGACCTGTAATATTAGTGTGAAACTGCAAGCTTCGTTCTGTCATAAGTTTTGACAGACCCATGATGCGCCCGAACATCCATTTACAGAACGGCACAAAATTTTCTGGTTTTCTCACTGTGTCACTATCCAACGCAAGACCTGTAATGTCGTTATACTCTGTTACAAGGTGTATAACATTTTCAATATCTCCTACAACTTTTCCGTTGATGTAGTTCGCCAGAGTTGCACGAGCTGTACTTTCATGTGCCTGTTCAATCATGTCCGAAGCATTACTCATAAGCATTGTAATGAATCTCTGAAATTCTTCTTCTGAACTTAACGCAATGTTTAACTGGTCACGGAAAATTGTGATATGTTTTGAATAGACGTTTTGACCATAAATGTTAGTCTGTAAAATATCCGGTTTCGATACAATCTGTGCGTCCACACTTTCTCCGTCAACAAGGTCATAGCGATCATCGTTTTCAAATTCCTTGTCACCAATATTTAATTTTCTTACATGATTTCCATATGCGAGGGAATCCTTATACAGCCCTTTGAATTTTCTTGTATATGGACGGATTGAGAAAATAGTTCTTGTGAGAACCTGTGAAATTGCGCCCAAAAGCGCATCTGCCGAAATACCTAGAGCCACGTTTGCAACTGAAACGAAACTTCCCGTATCAACTCCGGCAATCGCACTCTGTCCCGTTGCCTGTTTCACAATGGTATTCAACACCTGTGCTGAGTTGAAGTTAGCAACAGATGGTGAACCCTGTGAAATACTTGCTACACTTGCCATTATTTAACCTCCTTATTTCCTGTAGGGTTAATAATACTTGCTAACATATTATTAACATTTTCTTCTGGTGTTACCTGTGATGGCATCGGCTGTAATAGTCCATAACTCTGTACCGCCTGAGTTAATTTCTGAATACTTCCCACCAGTTTATCATCATTTGTCTGTGTCTGTGTAGGCACTGACTGTACAGTCTGTGGTACAACTGGTGTTGGTAGATATGATGGCACATTTACCATCGGTGAAAATGGTGTCTGCATCAGTGTTGGTGCCGGTGTCGGTGCTATTGTTGGTGCTGGTGTTGGTGTTGGTGTTGGTAGTGATGGTGGCGTTGGTGTTGGTGTTGAAACTGGCATTCCCTGTAATGCCTTATTTAATTCGATAATGTCGTTTTTCGTGAATCCCGCGCCTGCGAGTGCTACAATCTGTTCCAATGTTACCATTTACTTTCCTACCTTTCTTATAAGATATTTTACATTACAAAACCCTGCCACAATTTTTCCGTCTGGTAAATTACATTCACCTAAAAGCCATTGGAGAGAAGAATCAGTTAAACCATATGAGAAGAAAATATGACCTCTAGGCATAGTGCAAATTACGGGTGAATTTGTGTTGGGTTGTGTGCGCAAGTTAAGGTCTGACGATTCTGTGTCTACGAGAAATTCACCGAAAAAATCAGGGTGACAATGTAACTCTTTTACGTTATCACAATTTTTTAAATCATCAGTAGTTACTATAGTTGCCGAAAGATTCATATTATCACTCCTTACTGAGTTTATCGAGAAGCTTCTGTAATATTAGAGTGTTGTTATTGAGTGCATCTGTCATTTTAGACATCTCCTCTTTGTGCGCGTTGGTTTCCTTGTACCATAGGTAGAATGTTACAGTGAGACACGCAACAGGCACACCGAGGTTTGAAAAAATTTGCGCGATCGAATTAATATCCATTTTATCATCCACCCCTTTTTATAAATGTTTCACGTGAAACGTTTATGCATATGTCAGGAGATGTCTTTTTAAGATGTGGACAACATCATGCACGAGGTTTCCGACCTCCGTCCGTGTGCTAAAGACATTTGTTCTCCTGACAAAAACATTGTATCACATATGAAAATATGTGTCAAGTAAAAATTTCGACTCAATATCCTCGAATAATATGAGGTCATTCAGGTATGCATAGTTCCATATCCATGAATAGTGTTTTTTGAAAGCGCGTATGTTTTTATCGGATATTGATGTATAATTTTGTTCTGGCACTCCTTGCTTATGTTTTGAGACATATATTCTTTCTTGTGATTTGTGTTGATATATCGCGATTTCTGAAAAAAATACAATGGGAATGTATTCTTTTAGATTTTGTGGTTTTACGTCTGAATAATCCATGTCGTAAAACTCATTACCCAACGCAAGTTGTGAAAAACTACTGTCTTTTCCTACCATTCTATATAGAGCCGTGTTTTCTTTCTGTTTCGAAATGGGGCTATTGCATAAGTTAATAAGACATATTCCTCTATCTTTTAACAGTGCAATTTCCTGTCTTTTTCGTGACATTTCTGAAACTTTTCGTATCAGTCCTAACTCTGCAAATATCTCGCAACCTACGTTGTCAGAATTAGAAAAACAAAATACTTGTATAGGTGAAAGTCCTTTCAATTCACGATTTCGGTTCATGGTTTCGTAACCCTGTAAAAATGATTGCGCTATACCACGTGGCACTCTATCATCTTTTTGAGGAATGAACTCATCATAAATCCACGTAGAAACATCTTCAGCGGAGAAGCCACGCAAATTGGATAACGTAGTTATAGCAGATGCATAACCACGTATGTTACCTTGCGGAACACTTCGCCCTTTATCATCTGTTTCGCAGTTATAGAATCCTGCTATATCATTTACAGGAAATGGCTGTATATTCCAACCTAAATCTGAATTTAATGCTTTGAATGGTGACAACTCTTTTTGCTTTACCTTGTCAAGCTGTGTTTGTTTCGTTCTGGAATACATGAAAATTTTTTCATGCTCAATCATGTATTTAAGCGAACTGTATGTTTTTCCTGTACCCCTGCCACCCCATATAAAATTAAAAGGGTAGTTAATATTAACTACCCTTTCAAAGTTTAAATAGCCGTCACAGGAATACAGGTTAATCCTTGACATATTTAGCCGTGATAAACTCACGGTTGTTTCTGCTTTTTGCGGATACCACCTCAAATGCATAATGTTTTACATTGGATTTTTCCGCCAGTTCTGCGATAGAAGAAAATGTACGAATGAATGATGGGGAGTTAGTTGTCATAACGATTCCCTCATCAGTGAGGATTGTGACAAGTCTTACCATATTTCCATTTGCGTTTTCTTCTTCGTAAACTGCATATTTATCGGTGTGAAACTGTTGACCTTCGTACTCTTTTACACCCTGTCTATCTGGTGACTGAAACATATCGTAAGATAAGTCCATGTTCCAATCATTGTCTTTAATGTTTGTTTTGATAATTTCCATTGTTTGTTCTCCTTTTTTCTGTTTAATGTTTCACGTGAAATATCACGCGCATATTATTAAGTTTTTTTTGTGTGATATAATAAAAGAAAGGCTTTCAATGTAAATCAATTAACTTTGCGTGACTAATAAAATCCTCATCAGACATTTTATACTGCCGTGATTCAACGACTGTCCTAATGCTTACAACTTCCGCGTCAGCCGGTTTCATGTCTTTCATAATTTTCATGGAAGTCCATCCTGAGCCAATAAATTTTTTTTCAATGGTTCGTTCAATTCCATTAATGTCTTTTACTACCATAGTAGCGTTTGTTGTTACGATAGTTCTTGTCATGCTTTTTTCTCCTTTTATAATGTATTTGTATTTCCTTGTTACAATATTATAATAGCATTATTATTTTGTAATGTCAAGAGAAAAAAGTTATTAAAAACTATTGACATTTAATAATAATGTGATATAATGTATTTATAAGATAAAGAAAAGGAGGGTATAAACATGACATTAGAGGATTTATTAAACGCAACAAAAGAAAATTATGAACTAGCTATGAAAGATGGATGTGAATATCGTATTTCTAACGTGATTAGAGGTTATGAAACACTTTCTAATCTATATCATTTAGGCATGATAACGGCTAAAACTTTTAACAAATATTTTGATGATATATATACTATGGCAAATAACGTATATATTCGATATGTGCGAAATGACGAAGAAATGATTAAAAAAGTAAAATCAATAGTGAGAAGAGCACCTTTTTCTTTGTAAAATAATAAAAGGAGATTAAACATGATAGTAGAAAAATTAGTAAACAAAACAAAAGAACATTATGAATTTGCTATGGAAATGGGTGATGTATATTCTATCGCGAGCGTGATTAAAGGATATCAAACATTTACTAATTTATATGGATTAGATATGATAACGACAAAAACTTTTGATAAATATTTTAATAATCTATATACCATGGCAAATAACGTATATAATCAATATATACATGATAATGAAGAAATGAATAAAAATGTGAAAACTATATTGAGTATACCTTTTGTAGAATAAAGGAGAATAAAAGAAAAGAGGTGTATATTATTGTTTGACAATATCGTATATTTTCTAGGTGGTATAGCTATCGGAACATTAATGGCATATATCGCAGAAGCTATTGACAATTACAGAGAGGAGAAAAACAAGCATGAAAAAAACAATTAGCATTGCTATTGAACATGAACATTTGAAGCAAATTGACTGCATAGCAAAAGAATTAAACATGTCTAGAAGTTGTACATTATCATTAATCATTAATAACTCATCATTGATTAAAAATTTTGACGTATTCAAATCATTACTGACAGGGGGTGAGAATATTGGCTAAAAAAAGTGAAAGTAGAATAATACTTGAAACACGATATAAAAAAAGTAGAGAAAAACTATTAAAGCAGATAACGGCAATTAAGAAAAGTCCATATAAAAAAGACGTGGAAAGTGCTATTGCGTATATCGAGCCTCGTATTCCGGCAGTATCAAATATCAGATCAAAAAGAGATTTAGAATTTGCTTTGCGTGAAGTTGAGAGCGCACTTAAACAGAAAAGATTTGTAGGAGCGGAAAGAAAACGTATTCGAGAAAAAAGAAAACAATATTTACAAGATACTTTAAATTTACCTATTAAAAATTATAGAGATGTGAGAAAATTTGATAATTTTTTGGAAGATGTTAGAAATTTCTCAATAGAAACCATATACGATAGTGAGCGTGCCATCAGTATATTTGAAAAATATCCCTCATTATCAAATAAGGAGTTGTTAAAAAAATATGACGAATATAGACGTTTCAATGATAAAAGACCAAAAAGAAGTTTCTAATTTTATAAAAAGTATTCACCCCACACACAATAAAAAAGGTAGGCATAAATATGATAAAACAGTGTATAGAAATTGTATTTGCGCTTTTGACATTGAGACAACACGAATAGAAGAAATTGAACAAAGTATTATGTATATATGGCAGTTTGCTGTAATGGATTTAGACACACAAGAAATACAAGCTTGTTATGGCAGAACATGGAATGAATTTATAATATTTATGAATGATATTAATGATGATTTCTATACATTACTTATATTCGTTCATAACCTTAGTTATGAGTTCCAATTTTTTCGCCATATAATTGAAATAAAAAAAGATAAAGTATTTTCGCTAAAACCACGTAAAATACTACGTTGTGAGAGTAAACACTTGCGCTTTCAATGCTCGTATTTACAAACTAACAAATCCCTCGATAAATTTACAAAAGACATGAATGTAAAACATCAAAAATTATCCGGCGTAAAATTTGATTATAGTAAAATACGTTATCCGTGGACAAAACTAGACTTATATGAAGTAGGTTACTCCATATATGATGTGGTAGGATTACTGGAAGCAATGTATATACGAATAACATCAGAAAACGACAGTCTGTACTCATTGCCATTGACAAGTACTGGCTATGTTAGAAGAAGAGCAAAACAAGCTATGAGAAAATATAATTATAAGCAATTACATGCCATGATGTGCAATGAAAAAATTTATACTTTATTACGTAACGAGTTCAGAGGAGGTGACACACATGCAAATCGTTATCACGTAAATAAGATACTTGAAAATGTGGTGAGTTTCGACCGTGCAAGTAGTTATCCTGACGTTATGCTTAATTATCAATTCCCTATGTCACCATTCGTACCACGGTTAATTGACGATATTGACGAACTTGAAACGCTATGCAAAAAACGTAACTACTGTTTTTTAGCAGAATTTGAAATTACAAATCTACAACAACGCGATATATATTATGGCGCGCCATATTTGAGCGAAGATAAAGCCATTGAAATTAGTAATCCTGTTATTGATAATGGTAGAGTTTTGAGTTGCGATAAATGTACGTATGTGTTTAACGATATTGATTGGTTAATTGTAAAATCTGAGTACAAAGGACATGTCACTATAAAAAACGTATATACAGCAAAATATAATTATCTGCCTGATTCATTAAGGGAATTAGTTGTAACACTATTTCACGACAAAACAATACTAAAAAATATAATAGGAAAAGAACTGGATTATATGAAAAGTAAAGAACTCATCAACTCATTGTATGGAATGTGCGCCCAAAATCCAGTAAAACCTGAAATTTTATACATTGACGAAATTGAAAAAAGTTTTGATGTAGAAAAGAATATCAACATTAAAGAAAAACTTGAAAACTATAATAAAAAAGCTTTTCTATTATATGCGTGGGGGTGTTGGGTAACCGCGTGGGCGCGACTGAAATTAAAAGAAATGATTAATATTGTGGGCGATGATTTTGTATATTGTGATACAGACAGCGTAAAATTCATTGTGTCCGACAAATATAACAAAATAGTAGAAGAAATAAACAATTATAATGATAATTTAAAAGCATTAAGCATAAGCAATAATGGAATGGCTATTGACAGCAAAGGAAAAACACATTATTTAGGGGTATATGAGTATGAAGAAACGTATAAAAGATTTAAAACGTTAGGTGCTAAAAAATATGTGTATGAAGATAGTGAAAATGAATTGCATATTACAATAGCAGGTGTGCCTAAAAAGGCAGGGGCAAAAGAACTAAAGTGTATAGAAAATTTCAAAACAGGTTTTATATTTTCTCATACCGGAAAATTAGAATCATTATATAATGATACTGACTATGGTTTATATAATCCCGATGGAGAAAAAAACCATGAAATATACATCTATAGTAACGTAGTATTGAGAGAAAGTACATATCAGATAGGATTGTCAGCCGAATATATACGAATATTAGAAAGTATAGGAAACTGGAATGATTTTATTG